GTTGCTATTTAACTCAAGTAACTACAACATATAACGGTTCAGGAGTTCCAGCATTCTTTAAAGATGGATCTCCTATTGAAACAAACTTAACGTTAACGTTCCAAGAAACAGAGACTAATAGTGCAATGGATATTCATGGATCTGGTAATATGATGTACGATGCTAATGGCAAATCTGAAAGGGCTATGTACTAATGAAGTACTTTAGAAATTTTTCAACTATTGACTATGATATGTTAGGCGATGGCAAGACGCGTCAAATAACCGATGTGTTTCGAAAAGCTAGAATTGATCCTAGATTCTTAGACGATATTACCTTCTATACATACTACACTATTAGGAATGGTGAAAGACCTGATACGGTGTCATATAAATTATATGGCAGAATTGATTACCATTGGACGTTTGGATTATTAAATCCGACTCTACTTGAGATTCGTAACGATTGGCCAATGAATACTATAGAGCTTCAAGATTATGTTTATGAAAAATATCCAAAGGACGTTATTATGATAAGCGATAGAAACTTATGCAATAATTACAGAATTGGCGAAGTTGTACAAGGTCTTGCTTCAAACGCCAGAGGAACGATCTTAAGTAAAGATCCAAACCTTGGCTATATGGTTATCAATAAAACAAATAGCAATACATTCATCTCAGGTGAGTTAGCGCTTGGTCAAACAAGTAATAACTTTTTAACTATTCAAGGTGAAAGAAAACAATATAACGCACCGCATCATTACGCTTTAGGTGATGGTACTATCGTAGATAGATTTAAAGTTGGCGCTCAACAAATAACAAACTATGAACATGAGATTGAACAAAACGAAAAGCACACAAGAATTAAAGTTATAAGACCAGAACTTATTCAAGTTGTTGCAGAGAAATTCATTAGTATTATCACACAATAATTATGGCACCTTCACAAAATAGCATTAACGCTGGTTATATTAAATCTGTAACTATTAAGAACGCTTTTACTTCAGACACTGGAATTGAAGTAAGTGACCTGGTTACAGAGTTAAGCATCTATCAGTCTATTCAAGTTCCATTCATTACTGGCAAACTTTTAATAGTTGACGCCGTATCTTTGCTTGATAATATAATGCTTCTTGGTAATGAACAAATTACAGTTACAATTGGCATTAGATCAACTGGTGGTAAAGATGAATATAGAACTGTTTCATTTTTAACTACATCGATTGAAAGATTAGAAAAACAAAAAGACACTAACGTATACGCTTTAACATTTGGATCTTCACATTTTTTACATAACTCTAACGTTAGAATTAACCAATCTTATAAAGGTAAAAGCTCAGAGATTGTACAATCAATATTAAAGGATAACCTAGGGTTAAGCGATAGTCAACTAGATATTGAAGACACATCTGATAATATTAAAGTTGTAGTTCCAGGATTAAAGATCGCAGACGCTTTGATGTGGATTACTAGAAGAGCACAGAGCGAAACACTAACACCATGCTTTGTCTTTGAACATTTAGATGGAAGCATGGCTTTTAATTCTCTTGGTAAAATGTATTCTCGACCAGCGCCATTTAAATATGTAAGAAGAGATAGCGTATCAACTGATCCATTGACTACATATTATAGTATTATTGATATGCAGATTGATAACTTTGGCCAAGGTTATAAAAACATAAGTGAAGGAATGTTTGCTTCTACAGTCTACGCATTTGATATTACGACAAAGCAAATATCTGAAGAAAAATTTATATTAACTAAATACGAAAAAAGTAGTACTACGTTAAATAATGCACTTCCAGATTCTGGTTTAACAGTTAAAGGTAAAACAGTTTATGATTTACCAGATGCCAAAATCTATAACATTATTACTTCATCGGATGGATCCAATACAAATAAACCTGATCTAACTGGCGTAAATGACTTAATTGGAGACTATCATACAAACGCCGAGTATAAAATCCCATATTTAAATTCAAAGCTTCTACAGCTTGAAAATTTTATGATGACAATTGTTGTACAAGGTAATATTAACGTGTTTCCTGGATCAAAAATAACTATTGTAGTTCCGTCATCTCAAAACACATTTAAGAGTGCAGAAAAATTAAATGATTTAATGTACTCTGGTGATTATATCACCGCGTCAGTGCGTCATATATTTACATCTCAAAAACATATGACATTTATACAATTAGCTAAAGACACGATTGCGAGTAAGAAAAAATAATGTTTAACGATCATATGAATTCTTCTTTTAAATGGTTTGTTGGAGTGGTTGAAAATTGCTCTGACCCAGAAGAGATTGGAAGAGTAAAAGTACGTTGCTATGGAATACATCCATTAGATCAAGTTAAATGCCCAACTGATGATTTGCCTTGGGCCACTGTGATGTCGCCTACAACTCACGCAAATTTACGTGGATTAAGAAGTGAAGTGCATGGGTTAGCTGTTGGTTCAACAGTTGTTGGTTTTTTCCTAGATGGTGAATCCGCACAGTCTCCATTAGTGATTGGCTCAATCGCCGGTAAAGCTCCAAGCAAAGCGCCTAATCCAGATTCTTCATATGCTAATCCAGCTCAGACTGAAAACTTTATTGCAGGTGAATTAGACTTAGGAGTGCTTGCAACTAGTAAAGACATTGAGACGATTCATCCAATGGTAAGAAGCATGGCAGCTTCTAGAGTTACTAATGTAAATTGTGCTTCAATTCCAAATTTAGATAAAGTAGATGGAACTGGTTTTCCTGATCAATATTTTGAACAACCAAAGTGGTCTCAACCAGAAGGAAGAAATGGTTCAGCAATTGGTGATTTTCCAAACACTAGAACATATGAAAGTACTGCTGGCCATGTAATTGAAGTTGATGATAGTCCAGAGAATGCACGTTTACTTTGGTATCATGGTGATGGTACGTATCAAGAATTTCTTCCAGGCGGAAATAGAGTTGCTAAGGTAGTTGGAAATAATTATGAAGTTGTATTTGGTGGAAACAATATCTTAATTAAAGGCAATGCAAACTTAACTGTTGAAGGCGATCTTCGTCAATTAGTAGTTGGTAATTATAATCTTGAAGTTTATAAAGACTACACAGTTAAAGTACATGGATCAAAGAAAACAAAGATAAGCGGAAATGATTTAAAAGAAGTGTTTGGTTATGAAGCCATTGTTATTAATGCGGATAAACAATTAACTGTAAATGGTAAAATAAAAGATGTTGCAGCTGGTGGTATTCGCCAAACTGTAAGCGGCGATTATGATATTACTGTTGGTGGATTAGTACCTTCGTTCTCAGTTCAAGCTGGAACAATACCAGGACTTGGTTTAATTCAGTTTACATCAACTGGACAGATTGATAGCATTGCTACAACAGGTATTGGTATTAAATCTGCAATTACTACTATTGGCGATCCTACAACAATCACTAACATTGTTGGCGCAACTATTGGTATTACAACTGCTGGCGCAATTGGTATTGGCGCTGGTTTAGCTATTGCAATTGGAGCTGGTGGAACTATCACAGCAGTTGCTCCAGCTATTAATCTTAACTAAGGTATAATTATGGCAAGTTTAGGTTGCGGAATTAACTCGATACTCGATAGGATCGATAACATTCGTGCTATTTTACGTAAGTACTCTATAGTTGCTAATGCTATAGCCACATACATTCCTGCTACAGCGGCGATGATTACGGTTAATATTCCATTTGCTGAGTTTTTTAGTAAGATTGGTAATTCAGTAAAAGCTACAAGCCTTTATCAAAAAATTCAAGAAGCTTATAGCATTGCAAAAACTGGATACGAATATATTGTTGCTGTTCAAAAAGCTGTTGAAGAGATTCAAAAAGATTTTGGTGATGTAGTATCTAACTTAAGTGGTATTCTTCAAGATCTTCAAGACTTAACTGTTCTTGATATTCAAGTTTTAGAATTAGACTTAGCTAAACTTGGTTTTAATCCAGGTGAAGTAATTACTCGTCTTAAGAATGGTGAGAATATTGACCAAGTGCTAGGTGATGCAAAGGCAAAACTTTCTGCGTCTTCTTCTGCTTTAATTGATAAGATCTCTAAACCTTTGACGATTAGTTTTGATACTACATGCCAAAAACTTCCAAACGTAGTTATGCTAGAAGTTGGTAATGTTCGTACACCTATCATTCTTCCAACTCCTCCACAAAGGCCAAACCCTGAACCAGCTAAAGTCCAAGTTGTTCCACCAGTAACTACAGTTGCTCCAAATAGTACTGTTACTGCTGCTCCTCCTAATTCTCCAGCTGGAACAAAGTCTCCAATTGAAGGAACTTTAGAAGTTGCTAAAGGTTCACCTTATGGATTTAAGTATTTCGCTGATACTGGATTTTCTTCTGGTTATAAGATCAGCAGAGACTGGAGTAAAACATCAGCTACGCTCTCTTCAAAACTAGGGATTGATAGCGTTACACTTCTTAAATATATTGAAATCAATTTAGACACAATTGGGTATTACATTGCCGCTCCTTTAAAGAAAGCTTATCCAGATATTACATTCACAAGTGGTTGGAGACCATTAACATCAGTAGCTCGAAATCAAAATAAAGATGCAAATGCTGTTTCATGGCACTCATATGGTTGTGCATTTGACTTTATTATACCTGCTAAATACTATAAGAGTAGTACTGATAACCCAATGGTTTGGGTTTTAAACAGAGTTAGAAATTTACAAGTTGGTCCTGGAACGGCACGAGTTGGACACTTTCAGTTATTAAGAGAAGAAGATCCTGGCGATAAGATTGAGCAGATCGTATGGCACGTCGGTGCAAAATTTGTCCCTATTGGAACAAACTCTTATAACGGTGATAAAGTACGCATCGGTCGTATTGGAAGAAAAACTAAACAGCCATTTACTTACGAATCTGCCAGATAAGTATAATAAATAGTAACTATGAGAACACAACAACTATCAGATCTAACAACTACTTCACTTAATGTAGTTGCAAAGAAGTTTCTTTTTTCTGACCTAGATCCAAGCTTTAAAAGAAATCCTTTTACAAGCGATATCTACTTAAAGAAGGACATCGAGGCTGTTAAAAACTCAATCATCAATATCATCTTAACAGGAAATTTTGAAAGACCGTTTCAACCACGTTTTGGTGGAAACATTAGGCAATATCTGTTTGAAAACTTAGATGATAACACAATAGACACAATCCATTCAGTCATCACTAACATCATCGATATCTATGAACCTCGAGCTCAAGTGATTGGTGTTTATGTTAATGAATCTGATTCAGATTTAAATAGATTATCAATTACAATTCAGTTTAAGATGCTATCTACAGGACAATTAGCAGACGTAACAACCGCGCTCGAGAGGGTAAGATAACATGGCCAATAAAAGAAGGCTAAACATTACAGAGTTAGACTTTGATCAGATCAAAGATAACCTTAAATCATATTTAAAAGCTGATCCCAACTTCACAGACTATGATTTTGAAGGATCTATCCTTTCGTCTGTTCTTGACGTTCTAGCATACAACACATTCTATAACGCATTCACAGCTAACGCAGTTATTAACGAAGTATTCCTTGATACAGCTCAGTTACGAAATAACGTAGTATCACATGCTAAGATGCTTGGTTATGTACCACGCTCAAAGACTTCTGCATTCACATACTTAAACATCAACGTTGCTTCTCCATCAGGTAACCCATCATCATTAACGATGGACCGCGGAACAAGATTCACTTCATTGGTTGATGGAACACTTTATCAATTCGTAAACCTTGAAGCTGTTACTATTACACCTATTAGTGGTGTTTATCAATTCAATGCAGTTAAAGTTAACCAAGGTGTTTTAAAGTCAGCAACATATATTGTTGATAGCTCTGATGATAGACAAACATTTAGAGTCTTGGAAGAAAACATTGATACATCTTCAATATTAGTAAAAGTTAAAGAAACATTTGACTCAAACACATATGATGTTTATACAAGAAATAATAACGTTACAAACATTGATGGTGCATCTAAAGTTTACTTTATTCAAGAAGGTTTAGATGGAAAATATGAAGTTTACTTTGGCGATAACATCTTCGGTAAAAGATTAGTTCCAGGAAACGTTGTT